CAGCCCGTTCTCTTTTCCAACTACAATTAAAGTAGTAGCCGAAAAATATAATGAAGCTTATGTGCTTATTGAGGTAAATGACGTTGGTGGACAGGTTGCATCAATACTTTATAACGATCTAGGCTATGAAAATTTGCTGATGACTCAAAATAAAGGAATGAAGGGTCAGGTATTATCTCAGGGTTTTGCTCGGGGTAGGGCTGAATTCGGTCTTAGAACGACTACTCAGACTAAAAAAATTGGTTGTGCGGTACTTAAACGTTTAGTAGAAGAAGACAAAATTTATTTAAACGACGAACGAATCATGAAAGAACTTATGTCGTTTGTATCAAAAGCAAACAGTTTTCGGGCAGAAGATAACCATAGTGATGATTTAGTTATGTGCTTAGTGTTTTATTCATGGTTAACTCGCCAAGAGTATTTTGCTGACTTAATTGAGACTGCCAAGAACAAATATTCTCAGAATGAAACAAACCCGGAAGATGACAATACATTGTTTATGATGAGTGCAGATGAACGAGATCCAGATGAAGTTACAAAAGACGGCTGGTCAGATGGAAATTTTGTTTGGTTTCCGTCATAAAAAATAGTATATAAATAATAACGAGGAACAATATGGGATTTGCACCAGAAATAATTAATCCAACACCAATTAACCCCTTTTCAGATTTTTTAGATACTAATCAGGATGGAGGAAAATGGGAGAGCGATCAGCGTAATCCTGACTTCTTAAGAAATGCTGTAGTATTAATTTCTGCAGGAAATTTTACTAGTATTAATACTCTAAATCAGAAAGGTATAACAGCATCTGGTTTATTTGGAATCCTAAAAGCTACACAGAATGCAGGAAATATATGGACGGAGAAGATTACAGGTGAATATAAGATAGGGCCCGACAATACGAGTGGGTCTTATGTATTTGACAGTCCAAACAGTTTTATAAGTGTGATGAATAACATTCACAATAATATTAATGATATTATTCGACAATATATTCCTGAAGCATCATATACTGATCTAGGCCCTGACGGAGTGCCAACGGGACCAGGTGGTAACTTCGCGAATACAAATTCATTTAATTTTTTAAAAGATATTATGTTTCCTGGTTCGTATACAGGAAATTCTGGTGGAGTATTACCTACGAGACTTTATAATAGTGGCGAACAACCAGATGTTACCGGAAACGGAATAACTGGTGCGTTTGTTGTTTATGATCAACCTAATCAAGAACATGTTTTGAGTAGAACTGGTATTGAGTTTTATACTGTACTGACAGCTCTTGCATATGGAGCAACTGTTGTCGTTAATGGTAATTATCAACCTATGGCTAATTGGCTTGGAAATCCGGGGCAAGTCAATTCATACGCCTGGTCAACTAGAGCCGATGCTTTTATGACTTTAGATATGAGTACATATATTGATGGACAAGGTATTACTTTAGCATCATCTGAGAGTCGTTTAATATATGGAGGAAGCGAAGCTTCATATGCATCAGGTAATACATTTAATTATTGTCATGGACTTACTGCCCAGTGGTTAAACAGTATCTATACAGAAACTATTAAGCGTAATAATATTGTTAATAGTACTTTAGATGACGATGCCCCCACGAATACTAAGGCCGCTTATATTATTCATGCAGGATTATCTGGAGCTGCTTTCTGTCTTTCGCAAAATACAAGTTCTAATGATTTTTCAGATATTCATCGTTATCCTGGATTTGATGGAAAACCATCACTATACCAGAATGTACCCAATACAGCTGGATTAACTGCTTATACCTTAATAGAAGATCCATATCTTAATAGATTATTATGTGTTATTGGAAAGAAACAAAGAGTAATTAAGTCTCCTAATTTTGGTAATCCTACAACTGGAAGGCTTGTTTTAGAAATTCCATTAATTGCTGATGTTGCAGGTGCTTTACAGCGAGCTAAATCAAATAATGATCTTTATAAATCAGCTGTAGGTTTTCCGTATTCTACACCTTTAAATTGTGATAGTATAACACCTACTCCAGCTAGTTTTAGTAACTCTGCTAAAACTTTACAGAGTAGACGTATTAATTATTATGTTAGTTCGAGTAATGGTTTAGTATTAGCTACAGATTTAATTGGCGCTACATCCCCATATCTTTCAATTGATATTAATGATAGAATTGGTGTTACATCCATGAAACGGGTAATTACTGAGATAGCAACAATTATTTTGAACAGAGCTATTACTGCTGGTAAAGTAAATAACCCAAGTAATAGAAATATTTTAGAAAATGAGATACAAAGTGAAATCGTTGCTAATTCTGGATTAAATGCATCACTTAACCCAGGTACTATTGTAGTTATTGAATACCTAACAGCTGCAACTGTATCTGCAACTATAACTTTCTTTCCAATACAAGCATCTTTTGGAACAACAGCGCAAAATACTCTGCTTTCTGGATGTACTGTAACCGTTATAGCTCAATAAATTAAAGGTTCTTAAATGGCTAATCAAACAATTTCAGAATTCAAAGATGGGTTTAAAGGCGGAACTCGTGCTAATAGATTCAATGTTGATATTAATTGGCCTGCAAATGTTACTTCCCAACCTACTACTTCAATTTATCATGCAACTGCAACAAAATTACCAGAAGCAGAATTGGGTAGTATTTCAATACCATACCGTGGGCGTGTAGCACATTATGCTGGTGACCGAGACTATAAACCATGGACTGTTACCTTTATTGATGATACGGGAAATAATGAATCGTGGACAGCATTTCACCAATGGGCTGATTTATTAAGTTCACACACAACAAATACTGTTGCTGACTCAACATATGCAGCAGGTATTAATTTATGTGATATTACGTTTAATCAATTAAGTGATCCTAGTGGCGGTGGCGGTACTGACACAGGGCATTCAATATTTCGAACAATAACATTAAAAAATGCATGGCCTTCAGAAGTAGGCCAGATTGGTTTAGATATGGGTGAAGGTGGTAGTTTAGTATCCTTTAGTGTCACATTTACTTATGACTATTATGAGATCGTAAACGGTATTTAAGTATGAATCTATCAACATTTAAAAATTCTTTTTCTGGTGGTACACGTGCAAACCGTTTTCTTGTTAGCGGTGGTATTGCGTTTTCTACAACAAGCACATCAGTGACTCCTAAACCATTTCATATAAGATCTACTTTTATTCCACCTATTACAAACATAACATTAGAATTACATGGTTATGGTAGAAAAGTACATATTCCTGGTGATAGACAATATGCACCATGGCAAATATCCATATATGATGATTTAAATGGATCTACTAGTGTAGGTACTAATAGTACTACACCTTCTAATTTATGGGCTGATTTTTCAAATTGGAGTAATAGAATTAATAATCATAAAGATAATACTCCAGACAGTACATTAAATTCAAACAATTATAAGCGAACCTGGAAAATTGAACATTTAGATTTAAATGGTGACACCATAAAAACCTTTACTATGAATGGTTGCTGGCCAAAAACTGTTAGTGCCATTGATCATAATATGGCAAATAGAAATTTTTTGAATACTTTTTCAGTTGTTATGTTATATGATGATATTGTAATTACTGGTGCTGATACCCAAGCATAAAAATAAATCTTGATTTAATTGTACCTAAATATTGTGAAAGATCAACATGGCTATAGAATTTTTTGGATTTGAATTTGGAAAGAAACGCCCGGAAGAGTCCCCAGATGTAATGGTAGGACCGAAGCGATTAGTTGCTACAGAAGACTTTGATGGTACTGTAGCAGTAGAAGCCGGTGGTGTATTCGGTACATACATTGATTATTCTACAACTCTTAAAGACGAAAATGCAAATATCGTTCAATACAGAAATATGTCACTCTACCCAGAGGTAGATGCGGCTGTTGATGAGATTGTAAACGCATCTATTGTCTGGGGTACAGATCGTAAACCTATTAAATTGGATCTTACGACTGTTCCGTTATCAGATCAAGTAAAACGTAAAATACATAATAGCTTTGATCGCATTCTAAAGATGCTTGATTTTAATGCTAAAGCGTATGAAGTTTTTAGACGTTGGTATGTCGATGGTAAATTATTTTATTATATTATTATTGACGAAAAGAATCCAAAAGAAGGTATCAAGGAATTAATTCCTTTGGATCCATTAAAAACTAAGAAAATTAAAAATATAGAAAAAGAAGCAGCAAATGTGGCTGCTGGTACTGTTGCTTTAATTAAAAATATTGAAGAGTTTTATCTATATTCCAATACAGATAAAGATTCGTACATCACAACCCCAAATCAAGGAATTAAAATTTCCAAAGATGCCATTTCATATGTTCACTCCGGAATGGTTGATTTAAACACTAAACGTGTAATTGGATATCTACACAAAGCCATTCGTCCAGTGAATATGCTTCGACAACTTGAAGATGCCTTGATGGTATATCGTGTTGCTCGTGCACCTGAACGTAGAGCATTTTACGTCGATGTTGGTCAGTTACCTAAACAAAAAGCTGAACAATATCTTCGTGATATGATGTCACGATTCAGAAACAAGATTGTATATAACCAGGGTACAGGAGAAATTAAAGATGATAAAAATTTTCTATCGGTTCTTGAAGATTATTGGATTCCACGTCGAGAAGGCTCCAAAGGAACAGAAATCCAAGTGTTGCCAGGCGGACAAGCCATGTCGCAAATCGAAGACGTTGACTACTTCAAAAAGAAGTTGTTCGCGGCACTAAATGTTCCGAGTAGTAGACTTGATGCTAGTAGTGGTTTTAATATGGGCAGGTCTTCTGAGATCTCAAGAGAAGAACTTAAATTCTATAAGTTTATTGAGCGTCTCAGACATCAGTTTAGTCAAATCTTTTTACATACATTACGTGTTGAACTATTGCTGACTGGAACATTGACAGAAGAAGATTGGAATTCAGTAAAGTATTATTTCCAATTTGAATTTAATACTGACAATTATTTCTGGGATCTGAAAGAAGCTGAAATTCTTTCTGAAAGATTAAAAATGGTTTCTATAGCCGAAAGTTATGTTGGAAAATATATCTCAAGTAACTATATCAAGAAACATGTTTTACATCTTACAGATGAACAGATTAAGTTTATGGATATGGAGATCCAAGAAGATAACATGAGACTACAGGCTGAACAAGCTGTTCTTGCTGCTCAACAACAAGCAGCAGGAGTCCCACCAGAGGAAGCAGCCGCCACATGATGAGCCCACTAAGAATTCAAAAACTTATCAGTGAGCTTTCGGAAGGAAATGAAGATCTGTTTGCTGAAGGTCTCATGCAAGAATTAGAAACCAGAAAACAAGAAATTTGTAAGAATTTATCTATCAAAATTTTTGAATCTATTGTCAGAGAACCCGTAGATAAGACTGTAGATGTCAACGATGACATTAAGCAATTGATAGAAACTATTACCCACACAGAAGCACAAAAAAATATAAAAATGCAATTTAAAAATGCATCTATTCTAAATATTTCTGAAAATGATATTAAACCAATTAAAATGCTTTTTGACCAACTCAGCCAAGACAATCAAAAACTTATGGCAAAAAATTTATTTGAGAATCAGCAGCACTTTAAACAAACTTTGGAATTTGCTAAAAAAGTAAAAGGACTCACAAAATGACCGACAAACTAGCCCTGATCGAATCAATCGTTAACGAAAACGCAGTAGATTTTCGTCAAATAGTTAATCAAGTTTTACTTGAAAAACTATCTGTTCGTCTTGAAGAAGAGTATCAAGATGTTTCTAAGACCATGTTCACCCTTTCTGAAGCAGATGAGAATGAAGAAGAACTAGAGGGCGAAGAAGAAGGCGAAGAAGAAACAGAAGAAGATACTGAAGAAGAAGATACTGAAGAAGGCGAAGAAATGCCAATAGATTTTCCGAGTGACAACCAAGCTCGTAGTTACGGAGCGTACTAAACATGAAACTTATCACCGAATTAGTAGAAGATGTAAAATACATTGAAGAAAGCAATAAAGACGGTGGTAAGGATTATTACATTGAAGGAGTATTTCTTCAAAGTGAAGTACAGAACCGCAATGGTCGCGTATATCCTACTCCAACTTTAATCAAAGAGTGCCGTCGATATATGCGTGAATATGTCGATAAGGGTCGTGCATTAGGTGAATTAAACCACCCAACTGGTCCAACGGTAAATCTTGATCGCGTATCACACATGATCAAATCACTCAATGAATCTGGTAGAGATATCATTGGTCGTGCAAAGGTTCTTAAAACTCCAATGGGTGATATTGTTAAAAATCTAATCGCAGAAGGAGCTAAACTTGGTGTATCTAGCCGTGGTATGGGTTCGCTAAAATCACGTGGTGGATACCAAGAAGTTCAAGAAGATTTCATGTTAGCAGCGATTGATATCGTTGCTGATCCTTCTGCCCCAAATGCTTTTGTAAACGGAATCATGGAAGGCAAAGAATGGGTCTGGGAAAACGGTATTCTTCAACCACAAGTTATCGAGTCCTACCATCAGATAATCAAGAAAAGTTCAAGCCGAAATCTTGAAAAGAATATGATTCATGTATTCAAGAAGTTCTTAAAAAGTATATGAGAAATTCATCTTTAAAACTTTTGTTTTATATTTCTGAAGCATCAGGCTTTGGTGGTTCGTCTACACCTGTTGGTCCATCACCATCAGTCTCAGAATTATTCAAAAAAAAGCCTAGTACACCAAAGTCTGGTTCGGCTACATCAAAAGGAAACAAGAAAATTTATCCAGGCGTAGACCCCAATGTATTGGGAAAGAATAATAAAGTAGGGCAAGTAGCAGCAGAAGCTGGGCAAATGACTATAGATGCAACATTAAATATGGGTAAAGGACTACCAGGTGCAGGTTCAGCAAGAATTGCAGCAAATACTCTTGAACTTGCTACAGATCGTGCTATAGGTATGGTTGATTTAGCCATAGCCAATAGAAACGCTCAACAAGAGGGTGTTAGAAGTATGTCAAACGTTAGTAATTTTTATAAAAATCTTGGTCAAGCAACTATTCCTCTGGCACCAAAAGCTTCAATAGCACAAACTATTGCTGA